ATTTGCTGGGCAGCTTGAGCTTGCACCTGCTCAATAGCTGATGGGTCAAGTGCGATTTGACCAAGTGTTTCTGGATTTTGCAATGCCATATTATACAGACCCATCATCTGCTCTTTATACTTAAGCATCATGTGTTCTGTAATATTATCTTGAAGAACTGCCGCAATCATTTTAAATGCAGGATTGCGCTGTTGATTCATTGGGTCTTGCAAAAAGGCAGTCTTAACTGCTACATGTGCATCATGGTTTTGTCCTTCAAATGCCTTAATAGGTTTACCTTCTGATGCCATCATAATATCTGTCATGGCATCATGTGGCTGTACCTCTGCCTTAATAGGCATAAGTTTATCTACATCAGGTACATTAGCTGTAGTTAACAACATTCTATTGATTGCTTCCATGTCAAACATTCCTGGTGCAGACTGAGCAGCAACCTGCTGAACCATTTGAATAAGCATCATGCGTTGTGCATTAGACGGAATATTTGGGTCAGATACTGGAATAATATCTACACCACCATTAAAGTCTACTTTAAAAATCTTTTCGGTAATTCCTGGTAGGTCGTAAGGATATTCATTTGGCAGATATTCAGAATCAATACGTGCCAATACTTTAAACTCATCACCTTGCGCTTTATGTAGTCGTTTGTGAATAGCAGTAAAGAACTTGCTAGAGGCTTCAAGCAATGCCATAGTTGTACCAACTGGACCATAGCCACCACTATCTGCAATGACTTGTTCTGTACTGTCGGCAAACTTTTGTCCTGCTCCTGTTACAAAGGACAACATGTTAAACAAAGTCTGTGATGGTTCTTTAAATGGTAGTGGAATAATAGACTTGGTTAAGTCCATGCCTGTTGCTTCTACTTCTTTAAACTCACCTGGCGCAATCGGGTCATTATCCCCGACCATCCGTACTCCTTTAGCCTTAAAGCCTCCTGGTAAATTAGCAAACTGCCCAGCATCAAGTAGGCTACGCATTGCAGCAGTAGCAGACATAGTAAGATTGCCAAGGAAATGAATAAGACCCAAACCGTAAAAACCAAACCCAGGAACATATCTGTAATGCGTGAAGTGCATTTTTTTGACATACTTATCATCTCCTTCTGCCCAGTTACGGCGAATCGAAAGAACTTGACCTGACTGTTGTTCTACAGTTACAATATATGGGCAGGCAGCTTTACCTGTGTGCATTGTGTCTTCTTCAAGTTCTAGGTAACAATGCTGCTCCAGCAACACATACTGTGGGTCATTATCTCCTGCAGGTGACAGGCCAAGAACTGTGTCCATCTTTGCTGCCATGCCTGACAAAGTAGGAACACCAGCAGAAGGAAGTTCTATATCGGCATACATATCTGCTTCTATCTGACGAGCCAAGTCAACAGGGCTACGATAAATAACATGAGTATAGCGGTCTGCTCTGCGAAGGTCAGACGCATAGTAAGATACATAGAACTGGTCTATGGGTACAAACTCACTGACAGGTCTATCAAGGCTTGAATCATAATAAATCTTTTTAACTGCAGAACCAATCAAGGGTAGATGAAACAACATACGCTCAAACTCATCAAAGTATTCAGGCATCTGAGTAGTAACCTGATAGTTCATAAAGTTCTGAACACGATTAGCCTGCTGTTGTTTTTCAAGTGTAGCGTCACCAAGAACCTGTGCCTTAACTGGTCCTTTGGCTGGGAACAATTCTTGCGAGGCTTTAGATTGGAACTTAACTGCTGACTCAATCAATAGTGGATGCACAGCAGTAGCTGCGCCTTCAAATGGTTCAGTTGTATCTTCTAGCTTCAGACCAAGCAGGTCAAAGCCTCGCTCAAACATTGATTCCCATTCTGAACGAGAATCTTTGTCTGCTTCAAACTTATCAATAACTGTGTTGCCAATCTCTTCGAGCTTCTCTTCGTCTAAGATTTCTACAAGATTTTCATAAAATCCTGTATTCATATTAATCTCTACTTCGATTGCTTCGGCTGACCCTTCAAGGTCTACTGTAATCTCGCCTGTCTCAGGGTCTACTTCAAAGGTTGCTTCTGCTTCAGAAGGCTGCTGCATTTCCATGCGAATAACATTGTCGCCCTCTGGACGCTGCTCATAGGGATTTCTCTCTGTTGCCATTATGCTCTTTTCCTAGCTTTTGTTTTGCGTTTCATTTGTTCAATGTATTTTCTATACACAGAACTAGCACCAGTTTTACCTGCTACCTTTGCTCGTTGTTCCATAGCAATCGCTGCTTGTATCTTGTGGGCATGAGTTCTACCACTGGCCTTAATCTTTCTGACGCTTGCTTCTGCGTCTTTTGTAGTGGCAAACTTTAATCCACGTATTGTTCCTTTAGGATTCTCATCCGTATATAAATCAGAATGCTTTTTGCTTCTTGCGGGTTGTCCTTTTTTTCTAGGTATACGTGGAGCCATAGGCAATATTATACCATTAAGTTCTCCAGTATCCAACCCTCTTTGTTCGCCTTGGATTATAATCATCTTCCCAGCTTGGGTCTTCATTGTGTGACACATGCCAGCTATCTCGCATATAGTGGATAGCCATAGTCATTGCATCTACTTGGTCATCATGTGCGCCGTTGGGAAATGCTAGGCATTCATCGAATAAATCCTTTGCCCACTCTTTACTCGTGGGTATGTAGACACGGCCTGACTCCATAAGAGGCGTAGCGGCGTAGACACGTGATACCTTGTCCCTATCGGGGAGGTAGTCCAGAACAGGTAGTCCTGCGAGTCGCATATCTTGTAGCAACGATTGACCAGAAGCTTTCTTCTCAATAATGCACACATCTGGTCTGTGTTTTTGGTAGAGCATCTGTGCCGTGCGGCGAAGGTCAGGATACTCGAAGCGGTCTTTGATATTCCCAAGAAGAATAAGATTGGGGACGACATACTCTCCACCATACTCATCTTGCTCGACTTGATGAAAGATGCCCCACGTTTGTATGACACTATAGTCTGCCGTTTTCTTAGTAGAGAATGCTGTGTCATAGGTCTGGATAATAAATTCACATTGCGGCGGGTCTTCATACTCCCACCACTCAAACCAGTTCTTCTTGATAATACCACCTTCGTCTGGCGAGGGGTTCTGCATATATAGCGCATCCCAGTATCTACTCCCATTACTTGCTCGTATCTCTTGTTCATCTAGCTTCAATACTGAGTCTGGCTTCCACTCTGGAAAGTATGATGAGCCTTCAGGTAAACCCAGTAAGTCTGCTGCAGTCTCGTCCAGCCATGCAGGGATGCTGATTACTTCCCATGGCTCTGTAGTAAACTCCGACTCCTGCTTAAGCAGCCAGCCACACAAGTCATCAAAGTGGTAGCGTGTATTAATAATAATGATTGCACCATTCGGCATCAGTCGAGTACGTAAACCAGAAGGCCACCACTCCTTAATATACCTGCGGCCTGCTTCACTAAAGCTGTCTTCTTCTGACATAACATCATCTAGTAAGGCTAGGTGTGCGCCACGACCCGCAATCTGTGACCGCACACCTGCTGCATAGTAGGAGCCATTGTGATTTGTCTTCCACTTACCTGCTGCCTTAACGTCTGACCGCAGGGACACACCCTTAAAGATACGCTGGAAGTCCTCTGTGTTTACAATATCCCTGACGCTACGTCCAAAGTCACTAGCCAGTTGGTCGCTGTGAGACACAGACATAATCTCGTGGTTAGGTTCACGGCCTATATACCACGCAGGAAATATCTTACTGGTAATAAGAGACTTACTTGAGCGTGGTGGCAGAAAGACCATAAGTCTTTTTATCTCACCATCAGCTACCTTCTGTAGTCTATCACACAATAGCTCAATGTGTCTTCCCATATGGAAGTCAGTTACTAGGGTAGGAGCTACTCTACGTACAAATGTAAGCAGGTCTTCTTTTGATTTTTCTTGAATATATTTTTCTAATGCTATATCTAGAGTCTTATGGTCAAGATAACCATTAGACTGTACCACATCTTGTATTTCTTCTAATTCCATATTGCTTTTCTGCAGTCAGTGTTGCATATTTGCACTATTGCAAACTGGTTGAATCCGTGCTATACTATCTTTACTTTAAAGTTCGGAGGTAAATATATAAGCAGTAGGTAAGTACACTCTATATAGACCTACACAATCCCCGCTAGGTAGCTCTGGACAACTACTGTTATTATACTTCGTACATCTTTTTTACACAAGCACAAACAGTTGGCATTGCCAACAACAGACAACTCCAGAAGCCCCCGCTTGTGGGGTTTTTTTTTGTACTATGAAGTACCCTGGTATTTTTTTCTACTACTAGCCCACTATATTATGTGTTTCTATTTCCTAGATTTAGGGGGTGGGGGTGTATTGTCAAAGCTATTCTGGCAGATTCTGGCAAGTCCCTATGAAGTTCCCTAGTAAAAATAGTCGTTATATATCAGTGGTATATTATATATATAGATGTGCGGTCATTTTTTTGGGTGGGGTTGCGGCAATCCTTGGCAGGATTCGGGCAGATTTGGCAAAAGGATTCTTTTTAGAATAGGTCAGCACGATTGTCCTATTATCAACATGAAAACTAGGCAGATTCTCAATCATTATGTTGCATAAATGCCACGATATACCCGGTCACATATTAGGCAAGTATACCCCTATCCCATTGATTTACTTGGCAAATCTTGGCTATGTTCTCTTTATGTTCTCACTCGCAAGATTCATGGTGTCTTTATATATATAAAAAAAAATTAGAACAAAACATGAACAAAAAAATGATAAAAAAAATACAATTAATTTTCTCAATAAAAACAAGGGCTTACATGTAGGCATATCATAACCTATTGAAAACATTAATAAAATTAGTGCTTGCAATTAAATTCTGGCTGGTCTAGTGTTTATTCATCGGCAAACACCGAACGCCAAGCGCAACGGGTGGAGCCGATAGGAAGACAAGGCCGCAAGCATAGGTGCTATAACCCCAAGACCCCGCAAGGGATAGGAAAGCAAAAAGCCTAGGGCAAGCGTCCAGCGTCACCGGAAAGACTAGGCAAGCTAGCGGCCTAAAGACTAGCACAAAAAAAGGTTTGACAAGCACCCGCAATTTTGCAAAGCTAGTCGCATCAAAATTGGTTGCCAATTAGGGCGACCATAAATAGAAAGGGCTTAGCTATGGCTAGGGCAAACGGACGCAAGCGTAAGGCTATGCGTGAGAAGGCGGAACGTATCCGTCTGGAAAATGAGGCTCGCCTGTATCGTTACCACGTTGGGGTCGATACGCTAGGGCATAATGTAAACGCTCACACTCGCCTATATTCGGGCGAAAATGGGGCAAGGGCTAGGGTATGTTCTCCGACTACTTATCGGGAATCCCACATTGTCCACACTGTCAAACGGTTTACCAAAACCAAATAATCGTTTGACAATGCCAAGCTAATCAGCTAGGCTCTAAACAGGCTAGGCAATCAAGCCCAGCCATAACACAAAACGGGTGCTAAATAGTGCGCCCGTGTAGAGAAAGGCAGGTGTCTTATGTATAAGACGCATCAGCCACGCATCCAAAAATATGCGCTGGCCTCTGCTGATAATATGTCCCGTGTAATATACATGGTTAGTCTGTCTATTCAGCAACCGTGGTATGCCGTGGGCAACCAGCTAAATGATGTCGATAGTCTAGGCTTGAAGTCCCGCTATGCGTGGGGCATGAAAGCTCAAACTATCGCCCATGTTCAAAAACACAAGCACGAATTGTTTTTGGCACTTCACGAATACAAATCGGGTGAGATTGACTTGCCCGAATTGCTTGTCACCTTTGCATCTGTGTCTGGTCTAGGCATGGTCAAAGCTGGCTTTGTATTGCAATTATGTTTAGGCGAAGTTGGATGCCTAGACGTTCACAATCTGCGTATGTATAACGTCAATCCAAATATGTTCAAATTTGGCAAGGCGGCTACATATGCGACAAAGCGCAAGAAAGCTGAGTTATATATCGCCATGTGCGAGAAGCTAGGCGGCTCTCATGTGCTATGGGATAACTGGTGCCAAGCACTAGCAACAAATCCACGTTGCCGTGACCGCTTCACAAGCAAGCACCATGTGTCCCGTGTGCATTGTGAATATCTCGGAGTGTGACATATATGCAACAGATGATAGTATTCACGCACCTATTCGTGGGCGTGACGCTTGCCATTGTTTCTATAATCATGGCAATTCACAACGTCAATGGTGACATTATACAAAGTATGCTTGCCTTTGGGCTGGCACTATCGGGCATTGCAATAACAGGCATTGCTCTATGGTTCATGGAATAAACCCGCAAACACCGCCGAAAGTGCGTGACACCGCAGATAGGCTATGGGTCGGATGGTAATGTGTCTACGCTAGGGATGCCCTATATGGCGCAAAGCCTATAGCCCTAGCGTACAGGCTGGCAAACATTAACGCAAACTAAATGAGGTATATTATGCGTATCAAATCTCTTAATGATGGAACAACAGGTTTCCGCTTCGACATTGCTGGCGTGCAGGGTCTGTACCGCAAGCGTGTAGTCATTCGCCGCTTCGGTGTTACCCGTGGCGACAGCATGACTGGTTTTCACTTTGGCAAGCGTAGCCTGTATCTTGAAGGCGGCATGTATCGCCGCATGTTGCATAACTTTGCAGGTTAGTGATTGACAATCACCTAGGCATGTGTTAAAACTGCCTACACAATTTCAAAATAGGAAGGTAAAATATGTCTGATTTTAATAGCACAAGAATAGAAATTGATGGCGACCTTTTCCTGTATATCCTGCAGGACAGCCACAAAAAAGGGACTGTAAACCTTTGGCTGTCGGATAGGTCAAAAGATGAATTTATGACTGTACTACCACGAGACTGGTGCCCTGAGTGGGTCGGCGGTGATTATGAAGGCTTCACTGTGACGGGCGTGTCTGGCTATGGTCTTGCCGTATTGATTGAAAATGCGAATGAATGGGCGTACCTATTCCGCAACGCTAAAGATAGAAAGGTAGCGTAAGCATGACAAATATATATTATGTAAAGAATATATCTGAAGAATACGGCGGCTCACCCGCCTATGCCGTGGTTCACAGATACGAGGGCATTGTGTCTGTCTGGGATAGCCCGACATTTGCAGATGCCATAGCGGAAGATTTAGAAATGGACAATGCCTATGGCAGGGGTATGTAATATGGATATTACAACCAACGTAAAGCTACGTTTAGATGACCAATACACCTTCTCAATCTCGCAAGAGGTAGACAGTCGTGACCTCGTAGAGGTGGCACTATTCTGTGGTGGTCAATTTGTACCCTGCAAGTATTGGGCTACGAATTGGGTAGGCGAGGACTATGACGATGATGTTATCCGTATGCAGGATGGCATGGAAGTGCTGGATTTGCTGTGCTATGCCAAGCACTATATTTACATAGAAGCCGAAGAATTTATTTGGGAACAAGAACATGTATAAGAACCAGAGCGAAGCATTGGAACGAAACCACCGCCACAAGGCGGGGCTGGTATCCTATGCCATGTATGCCGTGACCGACCATGACATGTTCTGCCAGCATGGTATGGATGTGTACTATGGCGATGACTACGACCAGTTAATAGATGACAAGATGGTCGAGGCCATAACGACTATGGTACAGCAAGCCTATCTTGGTGACTTTCCTGAGTGGGAAGTGCGAGAACACATGCTAGACAGATGCGAAACATGGCACAACAAGGGAAAGTGGTATCTGCGTGACCCTAATGATGTATGGCGAGAATTTGCAACAGACGAAGTATCGGAGATTGAAGATGACTAAAAAATACAA